TCGACTTCTACGGGCTCCAGCGGGTGTCGCTGCGGAGCACGCTGGAGAACGGTGACGTCGGCGTCCACTACGTGGGCGTCGATCCCGAAAGGGGACGCCCGCCGCGCCCTTACCGCCTCGCGCTGGAACTCATCGAGGCCGACCGCATCGACACGCCGAAGGCGCCGAGCGGCATGGGCGGCATCATCGAGGAGAAGGACCGCATCAGGGCCGGCGTCGAGCTTGGGCCGCGTGACAACCCCATTGCCTACTGGGTCGCCAAGGAGCACCCGTCCACCTACGGCGTGCTGCCCCCGGACAAGTTCGTGCGCATCGAGCGGCGCAACTCGGTGGGCCGCCCGAACTTCATCCACCTCTACCGCCAGAAGCGCGTCGCGCAGAGCCGCGGGGAGCCGGTCTTCGGCATCGGCCCGCAGAACATCTGCAAGGCGAAGGGCGGCTACATGGAGGCGACGCTGGTCCAGGCGCGCGTCGCCGCCTGCTTCTCGGCGTTCATCAAGAAGGTCGACCCCAACGGCGCGGCGCGCGAGGCGCTCGGCGGCAACGCCAACGTCCGCAACGAACGCCTCGAGGGCCTCGCTCCCGGCGCCATCCAATACCTGAACACGAACGAGGACGTGCTGCTCGCGGCGCCGCAGACGCCGGGCGCCACGTTCGACCCGTTCATGGTGGCGATCCTCCGCGAGTTCGCGGCCGGCATCGGCATCAGCTACGAGCTGCTCGCGCGCGACTGGTCGCGCACCGACTACAGCAGCGCGCGCGCTGCCATCATCGAGGTGCGGCGCTTCTTCCGGTGCTGGCAGGACCTGTGGATCTACTCGCTGTGCCGGCCGACGTGGGCGATGGTCCTCGAAGAGGCGTGGCTGAACGGGAAGCTCCCGACCCTCAACTTCTACGACGACCCCGCCGGCTGGACCGCCTGCAACTGGGTGCGCCCCGGCTTCGGCTGGGTCGACCCCCTCAAGGAGATCCAGGCGTCGCAGCTCGCGGTGCAGTGCGGGTTCTCGACGGGCGCCGAGGAGTGCTCGGGCCAGGGCCGCGACCAGGACGAGGTCTACGAGCAGCTCGCGCGCGAGAAGGCGAAGCGGGAGTCGCTCGGGCTGGAACTCGCCGTCGAGGCGCCCCCGCCGCCGGCCCCGCCGGGCGCTGGCGCTGACGGGGAGAAGCCGCCCGCGAAGAAGAAGCAACCAGCAGGAGCAGCGGCATGACCGAGACACTCGAAGTCTCCCTGAACCAATGCACCTTCCGCACCGACGCGGAGGCCATCGAGATGTTCGCGGCCCCCGCCGGCGAGGCCGAGGGGAAGCAGCGGTTCAAGATCACCGGCTACTCGGGCTCGATGGTCCCGAAGCACCCCAAGTGGGGCGACCTCGTCATCGACCTCGACGGCATCAAGGTCGGGAAGCAGCGGAGCCCCATCCTGCTCGACCACGAGGCGGGCAACCGCGTCGGCTTCGCCGAGTCGGTGAAGGTCGACCACGCCACGGGGCTCGTGGTGAACGGCTCCTTCCTCAAGAGCACGCCGAGCGCGAAGCAGGTGCTCGAAGAGATGCGCGAGGGCTACCCGTGGCAGGCATCCATCTCGGTGCAGCCGCTCGCCATCGAGCGCATGGAGCGGGGCGCCAAGGCGCGCATCAACGGGCGTGACTTCGAGTTCCCCGACGGCGGGACGGTGTTCCGCAGAACGAACTACCGCGAAACGTCGCTTGTCGCGCTGGGCGCCGACGAGCAGACCGACGCGCAGGCCCTTTCCCTGACGGAGAAGGTCTCCGTCTCAGTCCTCAACGCGCCCACGGAGAAGAGCATGGAGCCGAAGAAGGAAGAGGCGTCCTCGCCTCCCCCGCTGACGCGAGATCGTCTCAAGGCGGAGCATCCCGAGGTCTACGCGACGGTGTTCGCGGACGGCATCGCGGCCGAGCGGTCGCGGGTGACGGAGATCTTCAACGCCGCGCCCGACGTGGCGCGCGACATCGCGCTCAAGGTCGTGAAGGACGGTGCGAGCGTCGTGGAGGCGCTGAAGCTGTTCCTCGAGGACGGCCGCCGCCTTAAGACGGAGAAGCTCGCCGCGATCAACGGTGCGGCGGACAAGCCCGTGGGTGGCGGCAAGGAGGTCGAGACGAAGACCTACGCGACCCCCGAGGAGAAGTACCGGGCCGAGTTCGCCGCCATGTCGCACGCGATGCAGGCGGAGTTCGGCGACGCGGACACCTACGTCGGCTTCCAGCAGTGCAAGGCGAAGGGCGCCTACAAGCTCTACACCGCGAACACGGCCCCGAAGGCTGACGCCGAGAAGGGAGAGGCCCTGTGACCGCACTCGCCGCAGACATGGTGAGAGTCCTCCAGAGCGGGCGTGACATCGCGCCCATCTCCGTGCAGGTCCTCGCGTCCACGACCATCTACGACGGCTCGGCCGTCATGAACCTCGCCGCGTCGCACTATGCGCGGCCGGTGGCCGTGAGCGCGACCGGCCAGTTCCTCGGCTTCGCGCAGGAGCGGAAGACCGCTGGCGCGACGCAGGCAGCGGCGCCGACCGTTCTGATCTGGCAGCAAGGCAAGATCCAGGTCCCGAACATCATCACGACGTGGTGGGAGACGGCGGCCATCGTGACCGCAGACGTCGGCAAGCCCGTCTACATGATCGACGACGGCACCGGCTTCACGCTGACGATCACCGGCAACCGCATCCCCATCGGGAAGATCGACAACCTCGACCTCATCGAGGGCTTCGTCACCGTCGCCTTCCAGTCCTTCGCCATGAGGTCCATCTGATGGCTCTCAACTCCGTTTCGCCCGTCGCCATCGTTGGGCGCATGTGGCAGATGTTCTCCGGGATCAACGATCCCGCGTGGGTCGAGCGGCTCTCGGGCGCGGTCATGCAGACCGTGCTCGACCAGGTCACCTACGTGGGCATCGGCACGGTCCCGGGGCTTCGCGTGTGGGAAGGCGCGCGCAAGAGCGTCCAGCTCACGGCGCTGCCCTTCACCATCCCGAACAAGAAGTACGAGGGCACGCTGCGCATCCAGGGCGACGACATCCGGCGCGCGCAGGACGCGGGGATGGCGGGCCAGGTGGACCGCTCCATCACGGGGCTCCGCGACCGGCTCGCGCAGCTCTGGGGCAAGCTGACCAGCAACCTCATCATCAACGGGGCGACGAACCTCGGCTATGACGGGGTCGCCTACTTCTCCGCTTCGCACACGGAGAACATGCAGGCCGTCCAGACGAACCTCGTGTCATGGGTCGCGGCGACCGGCACGACGCCGACGGCTCAGGAGTTCGCGGACTCCATCGCGGCGGCCATCGCGCAGCTCCTGCTGCTGAAGGATGACAGCGGCGAGCCCATCAACATGGACACGAACCGCTTCATCGTCATGATCCCTCCGGCGCTCCTGCCGCAGGCGAGCATGGCGCTCAAGGCGCAGGTGCTCGTGACCACGGCGGGCGCCGTCCAGTCGAACGTCATCACGGTCCTCGGCGACTACACGTTCGAGCTGATGGTCAACCCGCGGCTCACCGTGGCGAACGTCTACTACCTGTTCGCAGCGGACGGGCGGGCGTTCATCCGGCAGTCGCGGCTGCAGCTCGCGATCAGCTCGAAGATCGACGGTTCCGACTTCAACCACGATTACGACGCGCACGAGCACGGCGTGCTGACCATCCGTGGCGTGGGCTACGGCAACTGGCAGTCGGCCATCCAGGTCACGTTCACCTGAGCGTGACGGCAGTGAACATCAGTCTCGTCTGCCGGGTCGAGCGAGGCGCGAGCGGGGCGCGCATGGGCTCGCTGTTCGGCGGCTCGGCAGACGGGCAGCGTTTCGCCTGGGGACGCCTCGGGGGTTGCGGGGCGGTCTACTCGTCCTCCGAGGCTTCGACAGGGTGCGGTGAACTCCTCCCATTCCGCCCGGCCGCATACCTGGGCGGTTGGCGTGTCGGCGGCGGGAGGGCAGTGGGATGAGTTTCCGCGAGCAGCTCGCCGCCGACGCGCTGGCCGTTTTCTGCAACCCCGCGGAGCTCGGCGAGGAGGTGACGTTCTACCCCTCGGGGGCGGAGGTCGGCCCCGTGACGCTGTCGGCGG